GTCTCCAACTGTTATCTCCCCTGGAAACGCGCGGAGCTCCGCCGATTCCGTCGAGCTCGTCCCGCCTCGTCTGGAAACGGCCCGACCTTCGGACGTCGTCGGCTCCTACGGCGCCGAGGCCGCCGGCTGGATCGACCGATACCTCCGCGACGAGCTCCGACCGTGGCAACGCTACGCGCTCGAGCGCATCCTCGAGCATCGCGAGGACGGCTCGCTCCGTTGGCGGCGCGTCATCCTCACCGTCTCCCGTCAGTCCGGCAAGAGCATCCTCTCGCGCGGCCTCTGCGGCTGGCGCGTCGGAGCGTCCGACCTCTTCGACGAGCCTCAAGAGGTCCTGCACGTCGCCAACCTCCGAGCGACCGCTCAACGCATATGGACGCCGGCGGCTCGGACGCTCGAGGAGACCCTCGGCGTCACCGTCCGACGCTCGAACGGTCAAGAGGCGATCGAGCTCGTCGACGGCTCCGCCTGGCGCCTCGCGGCCTCGACCCTCGACGGCGGCGTCGGGAGCTCGGTCTCGCTCGCCTTCGTCGACGAGGCCTGGCGCGTCTCGCGCGACGTCGTCGACGGCTCGATCGCGCCGACGATGCTCGAGCGGCGCTCGCCTCAGATGATCCTCGTCTCGACGGCCGGCGACGGCGGCTCGACGCTCTTGATCGAGGACCGCGACGCCGCGATCGAGCAACTCGCCGACCCGGACTCGGCGCGCATCCTCCTCCTCGAGTGGTCGGCGCCGCCGGAGGCCTACCCGGACGACCGCGAGGCCTGGCGGCTCGCCTCGCCTCACTGGACGCCGGCCAGGCTCGAGGCGCTCGAGCATGCTCACGCGACGAGCTCGGAGGCCGACTGGCGGCGTCAGTACCTCAATCAGTGGGTCCTCGCCGCGCGCTCTTGGATCGCCGCCGGCCAGTGGACGGCCGCGACCGACCTCGAGCTCGAGCTCCCCGAGCGGCCGGCCGGGACGATCGCCGTCAACGATCGCGACGGCCAGGCCGGCTCTTGCGGCTACGTCCTGGCGGTCGCCGTCGACGACGGCGTCCTCGTCTCCGGCCGCGCCTTCTCCTCGAGGCGCGCTCTCTGGGCGGAGCTCGAGGAGCTCACGCGACGCCGGCGAGGCCTCGCGCTCCTCTACCCGGCGAGCTTCGAGCGGCACGTCGCGAGCCTCCGCGTCGCGAGCTCGACCAAGGTCGGGACGGCCGAGCAGCGCGCCGGCTACGGCCCGACCCTGGCGGCGATCGTCGACGGCCGCCTCCGCCACGACGGCGACGAGGAGCTCACGCGCCAGATGCTTACGGCGACGCCGGTCACGATCCCGGACGTCGGGACGACCCTCTCGGCGCGCCGCTCTCCCGGCCCGATCTTCCTCGCTCGAGCGGCCGTCTGGGTGGTCGGCGCCGAGCTCCGACCCGGTCGCCGGCGCCGGCCGCGGATCATCCTGCCGGCGGCCTAAGACGATCGTCGGATTGTCGCCGGCGCTCGTCGTCGGCAGGCTCGACGGCGATGAGACTCCTCCCGGCGCGACGGTCGAACGAGCTCGAGGCGGCCGCGGCTATCCGGCGCCGGCCGCGCGTCCCCGTCTTCCGCTCCGGGACCGCGCTCGAGGTCGCCGAGGTCGCCTGGCTCTCCGAGGGAGTCGGCCGCGAGCTCGCGCTCTCGATCCCGAGCGTCGCCAACTGCCGCGGCTTGATCGTTGGGACCGTCGTCCAGCTCAAGCCCTACCGCTACCGCGGCGAGGAGCGGCTCGAACCCGACTGGCTCCTCACTAAGCCCGACCCGTCGACGTCCTGGCCGGCGACGATCGCCGGCACGATCGACGATCTCCTCTTCTACGGCTTCGCCTTCTGGCGCGTCCTCGAGCGCGACTCGGAAGGCTTCCCCCGCCGAGCTCGCTGGACCCCGTACCGCGACGTCACGCCGGAGACCCGCTCGACCGGCGGCTCCTACGAGGAGCTCACCGGCTACAGGATCGCCGGCGTCGACGGCGTCGTCGCGGTCGAGGACGTCATCCGGTTCGACGGCCAGGCGCCAGGAGTCCTCGAGACTGGAGCTCGGACGCTCGCCGCGGCGATCGCGCTCGAGGACGCCGCGCGCCGGCTCGCCGACGTCGAGCTCCCGGCCGGCGTCCTCCACAACGACCGGCCCGACTCCGACCTCGGCGACGACGAGCTCGAGGCGAACCTCGTCGCCTTCGAGGCGATGCGGCGCGAGCATGGCGTCGCGATCCTCGACGGCTTCACCTACACGCGCGAAAACCTCTCGCCGGCCGACCTCCAACTCATCGACGCGCGTCACAACGTCGCGACCGACGTCGCTCGTCTCTTCTCCGTCCCGGTCGCGATGATCGGCGCGAGCCCGTCCGGCGGCTCGAGCGCGATGCTCTACTCGAACCTCGAGCAGCAACTCGCGCTCCTCTCCGTCACCGCGGTCGGGCCTCATCTCGCCGTCCTCGACGCGACGCTCTCCGACGTCGTCCCGCGCGGCCAGGGAGTCGCCTTCGACGTCCAACCGTTCCTCCGCGCCGACCCGAAGGCGGCCGCCGACTACGCGATCGCGCTCCTCGACGCCGGCCTCATCGACCGAGCCGAGGCGCGCTCGCTCCTCGGCATCCCCTCCGTCTCGACCGGGACGGACCTCACCCCTGGGAGGGTCTGACCATGTTGCGATTCGAGCGCGACGTCCTCATCGCCGACCTCAATGAGCGCACCATCGAAGGAGTCCTCGTCCCCTACGGCGAGGTCGGCGTCATCGCCGGCCGCGAGTACCGATTCCAGGCCGGCGCGCTCCGGCTCGGCTCGCGCGTCCCGCTCCTCTTCGACCACGATCGCGGCCGGCCGATCGGCGTCCTCGACGAGCTCGTCGACCAACCGACCGGCGCGCTCGCCCGGTTCCGCGTCGACGAGACGCCGGCCGGCAACGAGGCGCTCGTCCAGGCGGCGTCCGGCTCGCGCGGCGCGCTCTCGGTCGGCGCCGAGGTCGTCCGGTCGAAGATCGCCTCGGACGGCGTCGTCGACGTCGAGGTCGGCCTCGTCCTCGAGGCCTCGCTCCTGGCGCTCGGCGCCTTCGAGTCGGCGGCCGTGACTCGCGTCGCCGCCGAGCAAGACGAGCCGGCCGAGCCGGCGGAGCCGGCGGAGCCGGCCGAGCCGGAGGAGCCGGCGGAGGTCAGTCCCGACCAAGAGGAGCTCGAGCTCCCCGACCCGCCGGCGGAGCCGGCCGACCCCGAGGAGGGATCACCGATGGAAGCAGCAACGGCCGCGCCGGTCATCCGAGCCGAGCGCTCCCCCTCGCCGCGCGAGCTCGGCGCCGGCGAGTTCATTCACAACATGGTCCGGGCTCACCAAGGCGACCGCGAGGCGGCGCGCGTCATCGAGGCCGCGCTCGTCGAGAGCGTCTCGACCGACCTCTCCGGCCTCCTGCCTCCGACCTACGAGCGCACCGTCCTCGGCGGCAAGAGCATCCTCCGGCCGCTCTTCGAGACCTTCCGCTCGCGCTCGCTCCCCGGCGTCGGGCTCATGGTCTCCAAGCCGAGGTGGACGACCCGGCCGGACGGCGCCTGGGCGGCCAACGTCGACGCCGACGCGACCTCGACCAAGATCGTCATCGGCGCGCAGACGGCCGACGTCATCCGTTGGGACTGGGCAGGCGCGATCCCCTGGGTCGTCGTCCAGCGCTCCTCGCCGAACATCATTGACGAGGCCTACGCGGAGGCGGTCGAAGACTTCTACCTCGACGTCGAGGCGAAGATCTACGGCGAGCTCGGAGCCGCGGCTCCCGGCACCGCGACCAAGCTCGGCGCCGCGATCGCCGAGTTCTTCGTCGCGTCCGGCAATCAGCGCGCCCCCGAGGTCATCCTCATGGCGCCCGACGTCTGGGGAGACTTCGCCGACGCCGGCGCGCTCTCGGTCGCGCTCGGCGCCGGCTCGGTCGACGGCTCCTCGCTCTCGACGAGCTTCGCCGGCATCCCGGCGCGCTCGAGCGGGACGCTCGCTCCCGGCGAGACGATCCTCGCGACGAGGCGCGCCGTCGACGCGCGCATCACCGAGCCCGTCCGTCTGACGGCCAACGCGATCGGCGCGCTCAACGTCGAGCTCGGCGTCGTCGGCGAGGGTCTCTTCGACACCGACTACCCGACCGAGCTCCTCAAGTTCGCGGCGATCGTCCCGACCGTCGCGGCCGCGAGCTCGTCGGCGAAGGCCTCCAAGTAGGCCGATGCCGGACTGGATCACCATCGAGGACGTCGCCGGCTATCTCGACCTGCCGGCGGCGTCCCCCGATGACGACAACCTCGTCCTCGCGACCGCGGCGATCAAGGCCGCGGTCGAGGGACGTCGCTCCGACCTCTGGGATCGCACCGTCGACCCGGCCGTCTTCAACCCTGGCGACAACGTTCGGACGGGCTCGATCCTCTGGGCCTCGATCCTCTACCAGTCGCGCGGAGCTCCGTCCGGCTTCGCCGGCTACGGCGACGAGACTCAACTCTTCGACCCGCTCGGAGCTCGCCGCGCCGAGGTCCTGCGGCTCATCGGCTGGCGGAGGCCTCGAGCGATATGAGCGTCGTCCAGGCGACCGAAGGGACGCTC